AAGCAAACACAGAACGCACAAGACAGTGTGATGGGCACCGCCCATTCCATTCTTCAAAGCTTCGGCTTCAGCATCTAGGGAGGTATGACGCATGGCTACAGACGGTACCATCAACCTGAATCCTCCCCCGCCTGCTGGTCTTCCTGTGAAGGGCGGACAGCCCTCTTCTGGGCCCTCTCAGCCCACGAGTGGTACTCAGGTACCCGTGCAGGGTGGTAGGCCGCCTACGGGCCCTTCAGGGCCCACCAAGGGCGGTACCACGCCTGGCGCTCCCGGGACGACTCCGCCGTCCATCCTGGACACGATGATTAACTCTCTGTCCGGGTCGAACAGGGACGCCTTCGTGGCCCTGGAAACTCTGTTCACTAGCTATGGACTCGGCTCCCTGGTGAACGACATCTTCAACTTTATCCAGCAGGGATACAGCCAGGACACCATCTCGTTGCTTCTTCAGCAGACTCCTGCATACCAGCAGAGGTTCGCAGGCAACGCCATCCGGCAGAAGAACGGCCTCGCTGTTCTCTCTCCCGCTGACTACCTCGCCACGGAGTCCAGCTACTACCAGGTGGTGAAGGCTGCTGGTCTCCCCATCAGCTTCTACGACAGTCCTTCAGACTGGACCAACTGGATTGGCAACGACGTGTCTCCCTCGGAGGTGCAGTCCCGAGTTCAGATGGCACAAGTTGCGACGGAGCAGGCACCGCAGGATTTGGTACAGGCACTGGGTCAGATGGGTGTTCCGAAGGAATCCCTTGTGGCCTACTTCCTGGACGACACCAAAGCCTTGCCCCTGCTTCAGAACCAGTTCAACGCCGCGCAGATTGGCGCGGCTGCTCTGCGCAACAACCTGGTCATGGACCCCGCGAGAGCTACCATGCTGGCGAACATGGGCATTTCATCCGATCAGGCTAACACTGCGTACCAGCAGATTGGGGAAAGTCTACCCACGCTGGAAGAGCTGGGTAGGATTTACAACCAGAACTACACCCAGCAGACGGCTGAGAATGCTATATTGTTCGGTAACTCGCAGGCACAGCTGGAGACTTCTCAGCTGAACGCCAAGGAGCAGGCCGCATTCAGCGGCAACATAGGTGCTGCGGGTAGCCAGGGTGGTCTCACCCAGTCTTCCGCTGGTGCGGGTAGGTTCTAACAAGCTCACTCGGGATAATCCGGCACCCGAGTTGTATAAAGTCCGGTTTTCATCTGCTGACTCCCCCGGTCAGTGGGTCGTATACTAAGGGAGAGCTCGAATGAGCAACGACTGGGACGAGATGAACGACGAGATCCCCGCCGAGAATGAAGGTACTGAAGGTATCGCGAATCTCCGTAAGGCCTATGAGCGTAAGGCTAAGACCGAGAAGGAACTTCGTGAGAAGCTTGTAGCGCTGGAGTCTCGGGAGCGAGTGCGGACTCTGAGTGAAGCTCTCTCGGAAAAGGGAGTGAACGCGAAGCTGGCCAATCTTTACCCGGCTGATCGCGAGACCTCCCCGGAGAAGGTGGAGGAGTGGCTGACTGAGTATGCGGACGCCTTTGGCCAGGCGCCCCGGCGACAGGAAGCAGCCCCGCCGCAGGTCTCCCCGGAACTTCGTAGTATCTACGAAAACTTCCAGCAGCCTGGGTTGAATAGTCCCTCACCGACTGAAGTCGATGCTATCCGTAACTACCAGTTCGGCAATCCTGCCGACAGTGAGGCGGAGATGCAGAAGTTCATGGCGTGGATGAGGAGCAACCCCACGGCTATTCATAACCCGGGCGTGTGACGCTCATGACTCTCTAACACTGAAGGAGATGCCCCCTAATGGCTAACGCCTTTACTGGGACAGCTGCTGTCAGCAATGTGGTGCAGACCGCTTATGACCGGATGGTCGAGTTCGCGCTGCGTTCGCAGCCCCTCTTCCGCCAGGTTGCTGACAAGAAGCCCGCAGAGCAGGCTATGCCTGGCTCGTCCGTCGTCCTGGAAATCTACCAGGACTTGGCTCAGGTCACCTCGACCCTTACTGAGACGGTTGACCCCGACGCTGTTGCGATCGGTAACCCGTCCACTGTTTCCATCACTCTGAACGAGTACGGCAACACGGTCCTCCAGACCCGACTGCTGAACCTCTTCAGCTTCACGGATGTGGCTCCGGCCATCACCAACCAGGTCGCCTATAACATGGCGAACTCCATCGACCTCGTGGTCCAGAACGTCCTGCGGGCTGGTATCACCAACGTCATCATGGAGAATGGTGGTGCTCTGGTCCCGTCTGGCGGCACGATCACCTCGATCGTCGGCACCGACGTTCTGAAGTCTCGTGATGTCCGTGCTGCGGTTGCGCAGCTGCGGAACAACCAGGCTGTGCCGAAGAAGAACTCCCTGTACTACACCGCTATCCACCCACTGGTCTCTTACGACCTTCGGTCGGAGACCGGTGACACCGGCTGGCGTCAGCCGCACGACTACTCGGCTCCCGGTTCCATCTGGGCTGGCGAAATCGGCGAGTACGAAGGTGCGTTCTTCGTTGAGACCCCGCGTGCCTTCTCGGCTCAGGCCGGTAACGGTGCGGGTGCCTCTCAGATTCGTGTCTTCAACACCTACGTGCTCGGCCAGCAGGCCCTTGCGGAAGCCCTCTCTGAGGAGTTCCACGTGGTCTTCGGTCCGGTCGTGGACAAGCTCATGCGGTTCCGTCCGGTGGGTTGGTACGGTGTGGCCGGTTGGTCCATCTACCGTACTGCTGCCAGCCAGATGATCCAGACCGCCGCTACTCTGCGGCAGACCACCTGATCGGAGTAAAATGCCCGTCGTCAAGTCCTTCACCACCGATAGTGGAACTGACACCAATGCGACCTTTACGCTTGGTAGCCCTCCGGCAGTGGGGGACTTGATGGTGGCGTGGCTGGCCTTGGATACTCCTCTGAGTATCCACCAGCCGCTGATCAGTACCACGAACGTACAAGACCAGTGGGTGCCGTTGTTCGGCACCTCTGACGGTCAACAGCAGAACCAGTTCGGTGAAGGCGCTCTGCGCCTGTATTGCTTCTACAAGACAGCCAATGTCACCGATGCTACCACGAACACTTTCACCTTCACGTTCCTGCCCTACACGGATAACTCAGGGCAGGCAGGAGTTCCCCAGTATCCCACGTCAGACTTCGCGGGAATCCTTGTAACTTACGGTACCAGTACTACGGGTTTCGCCGGGTTGGACACTGCGTCCCCCCAGGCTCACAGGTCTGGTTCCTTGGGAACTACGTTCTCACTTCCCTCGGTGGACACCAACGGGGGCAATGACGTGTTCTGGACCGCTGTTGCAGGGCTGAATATGGGAGTTCCTTCGCTGACTGATCCGGCTGCTACCGTGGTCGCTTCGGCTACGGTAGCCAGTCCGGTCTATGAGTCAACGCCGCTGGCGTTGTACCTCTTCGGTAGCACCTTTAGTGGTATGGAATATCCTTTCCAGGTGAAGACTACCAAATCTCCAGCGTCCATACAGACCGGCATCACCGGTCTACAGGACGCCTCCAATTGGTACTACAACGGCCCGTTCGTGCGGGAAGGTTATCCGTATGAAGGTCCGGACCAGATGCTCATCCTCCGGTATCCTTACCACTGGGCGTTCACAGTATTGAAGACCTCCGGTATCATCACCATCGGACAGTTCTTCTCACAGGATCAGCTCAATGCAGCCGATGTGGTGTATTACCAGAATCAGCTTATCCCAGAAGCGGACAGGGATGCTATCCTGGCCGCTGGTGTGGGCGGAGACTTCCGCCCTTCCATTCAGGTGCCAGGTCCCTACGTAAATCCCTGGAAGTATGTGCCGATCTAAAGTTGCCAGTTATGGCATTCTTGCCAGTAGGTGGCAACAACCAGGAAATTGGCAACTTTTTCTAAGGAGTGTAATGGCTAAGCCGAACTCTAAGGCTCCGCTCGGAGAGGGTGGACGCTTCGCCGCTGTGGCTAAGGCTGCTGGTGGTGGTAAGAAGGGAGCCGCTATCGCGGCTGCCGCGGGTCGTGCGAAGTACGGCCAGAAGAAGATGACTGCCTTGTCCAAGAAGGGCAAGAACGACGCCAAGAAGGGTAAGTGACATGGCTGGAGAGGCCAAGGTTGACCACGGGCAGTTCCAGGGAACCGTCCAGACCGCACATGGAGTTGACGGTGACCGAGGTGGTTCCGGCTCCAAGCATGTTCTCCCGGATGCGCCGCCGAAGGATGGCGCTCGTTCGGAAGAGGGCTTCGAGCAGGGTTCCCACCGACTGATGTCCCACGCGAAGCCGACGGGTGATGCCAGTGGCCACCACCAGAAGTTCGACTAAGCGCGCTGCGCCTGATCTGGTCGGAGACAACTTCGATCCCGGTGCCATTCGGCACTCGGAGAGTATCCCTCGTGTTGAAGGTTCCGGAACGAAGTATACTTCAGTAGAGGGCGACAACTACCAGGACCCGAGCACTGGCTCACACATGATCACCTACCCTGCAAGAGGAAACGGATAGCCACCATGGCACGAGACAACTACGGCGCCTATGAGGCCAAGGGTTCTCCCCTCGTGCCCATGGAGCCGGAATGGGGTAACCCTGACGAGGGCAGTGCTAAGCTTCGTCAGGTGCTGGACAACTACTACGTGGACAAGACCCACCCGGACACGTGGAAGTCTGACTCTGACGCGTCCAACCCGAACCGGCGTATCCCCAAGGGATACGTCCCCGAGCAGAATCAGTATGACCCGTACTGCAACTATGATGGGTACGAAGGCGGCAATAAGACGCTCGTCAACTGGGACGAGTATAAGATTGCTGAAAGTTCTGTTCTCGCCGTACCTGTTGTGTACGCCGAAGACTTCCAGACCATCAACGGACAGAACGGCAAGGAGAGAATTTAATGGCGACGGGAAGTACTGTTTTCACCGCCCTTAGCAACGCGACCACTGCTCCGACAACTGGAGTTCTTCAGACGGTATCCATCTCTTTCGGTGGACAGGCCGTTCTTCAGGCTACCTCCACCTTGTACCTTGATGTTGAGCTGAGCGACCCGACAAATACTGGTGACCCTGCCACGTTCTCCGTTCAGGTGAATGGCGGTATTGGCAACGCCAACAACCCGATTGGTACTCCGATTACCGTGGTCGGACCTGTTACCGTTCTGGCAAACTCTCCCATCACGGAATGGCAGTTGGTCTTGACCTCCCTTACCGGGGGTGTCGCTCCCTCGATTACTGTTCGAGGGGTGGCGGGAGAATAATGCCGAGACGACGCAAGGGAGTCAACTGCTCTGTCGGCTGCCCCACCAAGAGTCACTACACCTTCGGTGAGTGTCTCCGTGACAAGGGTGTGGGTGCGGTCGGGTACCAGATCAGCAAGCGAATGGAGCACAAGGACACGCATCGTACCGATCGTGAACTGAGTGCCTTTCGCGATGCTGTCAACCAGGGCATCGAACCTGATGGCACGACTATGCAGAAGGTCCAGGATGCCGTGATTCTTTCCAACGAGCGAGGTGCGGCGTATGGCCGCGACTTCAACGT